CTACTCAAGCAAAACCAGCAAAACCAGCAAAACCAGCAGCACCTCAATCAGGAAGTGCTAAACCTCCTGTAGACAAGAAGAAACAACAGGCTCAGCAAGTAGCACAAACCCAAATTATCATTGCAAGACAACCAGTAACGACTACAACACCATCTCAAGGTCAGCAGTTTGTTGATTACAGTAGAATTATTCCCTATGTTATAATCTAGAATGGCTAACGAAATTACAGGACACGGATCACAAAAATCTTATGAATTAGAGGAGTTGAAATTATATCCTCTGAGTGGATCTTCGTATGCATCTCCGTTAGACATCAAAGAAATTTACACTGGAATAAGAATTTATGAAAGTGTTTATATGCCATTCATGACTGCACAGATCGATGTTGTGGATTCTGGCAAAAATATGATTTCTTCGTTACCTATTCATGGATATGAAAAAGTTACTTTTAAATTAAAGACACTATTCACTGATAGTAAAACATATTCATATACTTTTTATGTCTATAAAATAACGAACAGAATTGTTAACAATAATTCTCAGGTTTATACAATTCATTTATGTACTGCAGAATCCTTCATTAATGAAGGAGTTCGAGTGGGAATTGCTATCAAAGGAAAGGCAGAAGCAGCAGTTGAAAAGATAATGAAAGAATACCTTAAGGTGACAACAAAGAAATTTGATTTTGAAGCAAGCAAATATAATCAGCAGATTAATGGAATGATGAAGAGACCTTATGAGTTGATTGGTATGTATGCAAATAGAGCAATTCCAAATGCAGCCAAAACATCAACAGGTGGTTCTGGCACTGCAGATTCTGGAACTGACATTGGACAAAATCCAGAAAAAGTTTTGAGAGGATCTGGAACTGCTGGATATCTATTCTTTGAAACATATGATAAATTTATATTTAAATCAATAGACACTCTTCTATCACTAAGAGCATCTGCTTCTGGTTCTGCATCTGGATTTAAAGGTGATGATCCAGTTGCAACTTATTCATATTCACTCGCAAACTCAAAGTCAGCTAACGATGATCAATATAGAATTTTGAACTATTCATATTTGTCTGATTTAGATTTAGCGCACAAATTAAGATTTGGAACTTTATCTAGCGTCATTTGTTTCTTTGATATTAATACTGGTAAATACTCTGAGCAAATATACAAATTACCAGACACGTATTCAAAAATGGGTCATATTGGATCCGCTTCTGGTATTCCTGAAATTCATAAGGAACTTGCAAAATATCCTACTCGTATCATGTCAAAAGTAGTGAATGATGAGGCATGGTTTACTGGAACAGACGAACCAGCAAGACCTAGTGATGGATCATCTACATCAACTTCTGGGGGAGGGCAGTTTTTAGATTGGCAAAAAGAATACATGTCTCAAACTCTCACTCGTAAAAAACTACTAGAATCGCAAAAACTTAGTGTTATCGTGCCAGGAAATCTCACAATTCGCGCTGGTAGTAAAATAAATATAATGATACCAAAAATGACATACGATAACGACGAACAGAAACAAGCAGATCCAATTGATAGAATTCATAGTGGAGCATACTTAGTTGGGTCTGTGTGCTACAATTTCAGTAGAAATCCATTTGAAAGCACATGTATTATTGAGGCTATGAGAGATTCTTATGGCATGACTGGTAATTCAGTACCAAATACTTAAGGAGACTAAGTAAATGTCAATTAAAGACCACATCGAAAGAGATCGCAACGAACTTGACGATCCTAATATTAATTCACAGCGTCGTCGTCACATCGAAGACGAGTTGGAAAGATTAGAGAGATATCATGAAAGACATCCAGAGGATGATCATGATCCTACCGCTTTAGAATTGTTTTGTGACGACCACCCAGATGCAGCCGAATGTAGAATTTACGAAGACTGATTAACATGTTAGATACTAGTTTCTTTGGTAAGACACATAACATCGGAAACGATGGTTTTAAGTGGTGGATTGGTCAAGTTGAGCAGCCAGCAGACAAAGATGGTAAAGCTTCTAACAGAGTAAAGGTTAGAATTGTTGGAAGACATCCAGCGTCTGCTTCTAAACTTAAAACTGTTGATCTTCCTTACGCTCATGTATTGACACCAACCAATGTAGAACAGAGTGTTGGTGGTGGATCTTCAACTTGTGCATTGCAAGAAGGAGATTGGGTAGTTGGATTTTATCTAGATGATGATGAGATGCAGCAACCTTTGGTTATTGGATCTGTTAACAGGACTGCACTTTCTCAAACGGAAGATTTAAAAAATAATCAAAACCCAGACCAAACTGAACTAGAATTTAACACATTTCTTTCCCCAAACTCACTACCACATAAACATCAATATGCAGATGAGCAACCTGCTCCAAAGGGAAGAACGCCAGGAAATAAACAAGATAAAACAAGTAGAGACGAAAGACTAACTCCATTCATGAGTGGAGTATGTAAAGCTCCGTGGAGTTTAGGTGGTAATGATGCTGGATTAGCACGTTGCCAAGAATTAGCTAGTGATTGTAAACCAGAAGATAAACTGAAAAGAACATTAACTTATCAATTAAAGCAGTTGTTCTATGCAGTTTCAAGTGGACAACCAGCTGGTGATAGATTGTTAAGTCCAATTACAAACAAAATTTATGATACTGCTGCAATTGCAACTGGATATATTGATAAGATTTCTTCCGTTATAAATCTTGCATTCAGTTCGGTATTTGGTTACTTATATGCAAAGATTGATGCTGGGATTAAAGATTTAGTAGATTTACTTCTCAATCCAAAGACAGGAGTATTAAAAGGTTTGGTAAAGACCTTTGACCAACTCTTAGATTCTGTTGGTTGTTCGATGATGTCTTTGCAGGAACAACTTACAGATTATTTGCAAGGACTTGTTCGTGATTTATTAGATCAGATTTTAAACCCAGCAATTTGTGCTATTAACAATATAGTTAATAGTATTCTTGGATTTCTTTCTGGACTTACATCACAAATAACAACAGAAGTATTATCATTTACTTCATCTATTTTATCTGGATTGAATGCTGGATTAGATCCTCTGCAAGCAGCCTTTAGTGCTGGATTGCAACTATTAGGCATATCTTGTACAGATCCAGGTGCAGAAGCATGTGATGAGTATGAAGCAATTTGTTTAGATCCATTTAAATCTAAGAAAGAAAAGCAACCTCCAGGATATGATACTTTAGATTCAATTATAAATTCGTTGTCTTCAAATCCGCAAGCGACGCCAACAGCGTTTTGTGATGAAGCTTATACAAATCCTATAACTGATCCAGCGACAGCAGGAACATCACTGACGCTTATTGGAACTCCTACAACTTCGCAAGAAGTTAGGTATTCTATTAATAGTGTTACAGTAACTGAAGGAGATCTCGCTACTCTTACTGTTACTCGTTATGGACCTGGAATATATGAAAATATTTCCTCTCTTCAATATACAACTGCTGATGGCACTGCATCTTCCACTGGAGGAGACTATACTCCAACAAACGGAACTTTGGGATTTTCTGTTGGAGAAACTAGCAAAAATATTTCAGTGCAAACTTTAGCAAATGGAACTAGCAGTCAAGAACAACTATATGTTAGAATTACTTCTAATGATTCTTACGGTGTAGTTGACAATAGTGATGGGGTTATCAATATCCAAGCGTTTAGTCCAGCAACTACTCCTAGTGGATCATCAGTAATTACTCCAGTAATTCCAGTAAGTCCTGCTCTAGCGGCAGCAGCTTCAGCATCTTCTTATAGTTTGTTCGCTGATAAAACTGCAGTTGCCGAAGGAGATGCTGTTACTTTTAGTGTTATCACAACTAACGTACCTGATGGTACTAATATAAACTATCAAGTTAGTGGAATTGACAACTTAGCAGATGTAGTCGGTCTCTCTAGTTTCAGTGGAACCGTTACCATTAGCAATAATTCGGCAACTATTCCATTCGTAATTGCTTCAGATACACTATCCGAAAATGAATATATTACGGTTACTTTAGTTAACCTTCCCAATGGAATTAATGTAACAAGAAGTGTTCCTATTACTGACGTTGGAAATAGTGTTCCCGCTCCAGTTACTCCAATAAACACAACCCCAACTTATGCTCTAGTTCCAAGTAAACAGAGTGTTGTGGAAGGAGAAAGTTTTGATGTAAATGTTTATACAACAAACATTCCTGATGGAACAGTATTTTCTTACAGTATTTCTGGAACAAATATTACATCAGATGATATTCTTGGAGGAGCACTATCGGGACTAGTAACAATTAATAATAACCAAGCAGTTGTTCCTATTACTATTTCATCTGATGGAAATGATTTGGAAGCAGATGAAACTTTAGTGTTCACTTTGGTTGCTACTGGAGTTTCAACAAGCGTTATAATTAAAGCACCCGCAACTACTTTACAAACTGTAGTTCCTCCCAGAACTAGTTTTTCTACTCCAATTCCACCTTCTGCTAAAATCATAACCGATGTTTTTGGAAGAATTATTAACATTCCTGTTACTCCAGGTGATGTTACATATGATCGTGCTCCAGTTGCCTTAATCGAGGGAGATGGATATGGAGCAACAGTTAAACCTGTTTTAGATAACAGAGGGAGACTAGTTGAAATTCAAGTATTAGATCCTGGTCTTTCTTATAAAGGAGACATTCAAAAAGATGAAGCATATTATTGTAAATTAACTGGAATTGAAGTTTTAAATCCTGGAGCAAAATATACCAATCCGAAAGTTTATGTTGATGGAAATTCAAAAGTTGCTACAGCAATTGTTGAAAACGGATATATAACTGGTATCGAAGTTATTGATGATACATTTGATTACGATACTATTCCAGCAATTCAAATCATTGATGAAAATGCTGGTTCTGGAGCAAGAGCAATTGGTCAGTTAAGTTGTGTTCCTAGAGAGGAAACTGGCGTTGTAATTACTGAAAAAGCAAGGACTGCTCCCGCCGCTAAATACGTTGATTGCCCTTGATAAACTATGGAACCACTTAATAGAGCTTTTGAGCAAGAAAGAATATCCAAGTATGGAACCGACTATATTGAAGGTTCATATGCTACTGGATGGTTGAGGCAATTCGGATCTGGGATTGTAATTACTGACAGAGGTATTTTTGTTCGTGCTTCCCGAGAGCATAGTGAAAATGCTGAAGAGGGATTTTTTGATTTAGTTGCCTCTGGCAACATGACCGTAGAAACAATCGAAGGAGTTCTATGTGTCAATGCCCCAGAAATTAGAATAAAAGCATATAAAAAATTAATTATAGACGGGGGAGAGTATTTAAACTTAAATGCTGGCACAGTAACAATTAACGCTACTACCAATGCTATTGTGAACAGTGGAATGCAAACATCAGTAACATCCACTGGAAAACTAGTAATGAATGCTCCACGCATTGATGAAACAACTACCACAAAAACTACCAACGTTGCTGGTAATTACTATATTGATACCTTAGGAGAATTTCAATTTTCTCAGTACAAACCACAAGGAAGTCAGGGAGACGTTGCTTTTGGTTCATATAGTAAGTATACTGTTGGAGATGTAGTAGAAACTATATCTGGCAAAAAGCAATTGATTGTCTCTGGTTTACCAGTGTCAATTCCTATAGTTACTGTTCCATTTACTTATTCAGAAACCATAGGTGTTGATAGCAGCAAAGCTGCTGGTAAGAATGTTGTAGTCACAGTTGGAGATATAAACACTACTGTCGCTGCTGGATCTGTAACAACTACAATTGCGAAAGGATCTCATACCACAACTGCCACTGCTGGATCTATCATAGAGACTGCTGGATTGGGTATTAATATGACTGCTACCAAGGACATTAATGCTACAGCAGTAGGAAAGATTACCACTAAGAGTACCTTAGAAACTCAAATTCAATCTCTAAATAAATTGAAGATGTTTGGTACAGATGTTGGTATTAACTCTTCTGGAGTTATGTCAATCAAATCTGGTGCTGCTATTAGTATTAATGCATCTACTCAGATTAGCTTGACAGGAAACTTTATTGATTTGGTCGGAGTATTAAGATCTCCATCATTTGTACAAGTGAATGACGTATCTATTGGACCTGCTTCACCTTCTACATATGTTGCTGGTCAAATTGGTCAAATGGTTGTTGGTGGGGCAGTCTCGCCCAACGTGCCAACCGAAGTAACTTCTCCAACCGCCGCCTCCGAGACCCCAGCCCCTTGACAAGGCGTTGGGCACATGCTATAATTTATGCATACCACGGGGCGGTGGTGGAAGTGGTAGACACATCAGACTTAAAATCTGCTGGAGGTAACTCCGTGGGGGTTCAAGTCCCCCTCGCCCTATTCTCTCTACTAAATAAAAAGTAGTGGGAAATGTCATGAAATACACATTATCTCAAGCATATTGTTTTTATATGGGCGAGGTAGTCCGTATGTATTTCATACAAGGTCTTCCTTATACATTTGATGAACTTCCTCAAATTATACAAGACCACCCTTCTGTTCAAACGGAAGCACTTCATCAACGTGATTATGATGATGAAGATTTGTTCAGGTATTCTAACTATCTCATCATGGAAGGAATGCATCCTTTGATGTATGATATAGATGTAGAAAACCCTGAATTGCTTCCGAAGGACGATTGATGCCACTTTAGCTCAGCTGGATAGAGCAACGGTTTTGTAAACCGTAGGTCGTCGGTTCAAGTCCGACAAGTGGCTTTGGCGAGCAATCGCCATAAAATCCCTTCCGTGTGAAAGAAGCCATTTGTGCTCATCAAAACCTCAGGATCTCCTGGGGTTTTTTTGTATAAATAACCAAAGAAGAATAAACCTTGCAAGGGTAAGAAAATACAATGCCTATCACCAGATTAGAGAATCTTATTGCGAGCAAAACTGGTCGTTTCCTTTATGTTGCTCCCGACGATTTTAACGCCTCAGATTCGATTGACAATAGAGGCACTTCGCCCACAAGACCTTTCGTAACAATTCAAAGAGCATTTTTAGAAGTATCGAGATTTTCCTACGTTCCAAGCACAGGAAATGATCGTTTTGACCAGTTTTCAATTATTCTTTCTCCTGGTGATCACTTTATTGATAACAGACCTGGAGTAGTAAATGCAACTGCAGCACCAGCTGGATCATTGACACCAGCTCTTTATACTCCAGTTCTGGATGAAAATAGTAACTTTGATTTAAATAATCCAAACAATGTTCTCTATAAGTTCAATAGCACCGAGGGTGGAGTTATTGTCCCTAGAGGTACATCTCTAGTTGGTGTTGACCTCAGAAAAACTAAAATTCGCCCTAAGTATGTTCCAGATCCAACTTCAACATTACCTCAGACATCAATTTTCAAGGTAACTGGTGGTTGCTATTTCTGGCAGTTCTCTCTATTTGATGGTCAGGGAAATGTTTACTATGATCCAACAACTACAAATACTAGACCACCAGAGTATTCTCACCATAAAGTAGTAACATTTGAGTTCGCTAAGTCTGACGATCTCATTCTATACTACAAGAAAATTTCTACTGGATATAGTGGAGTAGTTAACAATATTAGTATTGCTAACGAGATTGCTCCAAGAGAACAAGAAAATAGAATTGTAGGACCACTATCCGATAAGAAAACTATTAGTTCTATTAAACTAGTTCAATTGAATAATGCGATTGAACTTGAAGTAACGACTAAATCTCCACACAATTACTTCGTTGGTCAATTTGTTTCTATCTCTGATACTGGTCTGAATAATCTATTCCATGGCGCATTCCCAGTATCGAGAATTTCTACTACAAATACCAGTGTATTTTACTACGAAGTTCCAACAGCAACGTTACTTGCAAACATTAACTTAAACAATAATTTTACATACACCACATCAACCACACCAGCATTATCTCAGAACGCTCTGGTTGAGGCAGAAATTGATACTGTAGACAGTGCCTCTCCTTATGTCTTTAACTGTTCCTTGAGATCTGTATGGGGTCTCTGTGGAATGCACGCTGATGGTTCTAGAACCACTGGATTTAAGTCCATGGTTGTTGCACAGTTCACTGGTGTATCACTACAAAAAGACGACCGTTCATTTGTAAAGTTTGATCCAAACACTGAACTATTTGTATCGACTGCAAACAACAATTCTAGTTTTGACAGTTCTGCTCTCCACTCAGATGGATTTGCATACTTCAAAAATGATTGGAGAACTTATCACATTAGGGTATCCAATGATGCATTCATCCAAGCAGTTTCAGTCTTCGCAGTTGGATATGCTGATCACTTCTTGGTAGAAAGTGGTGGTGACATTTCTATCACCAACTCAAACTCTAACTTTGGTAACACTGCTATCCAAGGTATTGGATATAAAGGGTTTGCATTTTTCCAAGATAAGCACGGATACATTACAGATATTATTCCTCCTCAAGAAATTGGAGATGTTGAGACTAAAGTACAGTATTATCCAGTTGACATTAAAAAGAGTAATGATACTCCATCTTCCACTAGAGTTTATCTTTATGGAGAAAAGGATGAGATCGATCTGCCAGATGTAACTCCATCTTATAACATTAATGGATATAAGATTGGATCTAAAAAGGACGATAAACTATATGTAAAACTTGTTGGAGATCCTGCTGCTGGAGAATCTGGTACAGTAGAAAAGAGTGCTGTAATCAGTCCATCTGGTTTCCTAGAGTTTACTATTTCAAGTTTTGCTAGAGTATCGCAAACTGTAGGATCAACTACATTTAAGACGACTACATTTACAACTACAACTATTCACGGACTTGAAACTGGTACACCAGTACGTCTAGTTCCTACAAAGGCAAACTCTTCAGTTCCTGATAGTAAAGTACGTCTTCCAAAAGGACTTTCTCCAAATACAGTTTATTATATCATTGCTCCTGGTAGATTTACAAGTCCAGTAAACGGGGCACTACCTATCAATGATAGTTCAAAATTCCAACTAGCAGCGAGCATTGAAGACGCTGCAGCTGGTACTGCAATTTATGTTGAGCAAGCAGTAGCAGATCCTGATGTTACTATCAAATTATATCAATACGTTTTTGATATTATTCCAGATCTAAAGAGATACAAGGTAACTCTAAGCAATAACGTTTTTACTGCAGAATCTCCTCACGTATTTGACGCTGGATTTGGTAATATTGAACCAACTAAAGTATTTTTCAGAGTTGCTGACGAAACAATAGATCAGCTTCCAACTACAACTAATATTAATGCTAAGGATAATGCAGGATTTTTGAACAAAAACCAAGAGTTTTATGTTCGCTATTTGTCTAATGTCCACGGTGCTACTCAATTCCAAATTTCTCCAACTGCAACTGGAGCAATTAATGGAACAGATATTGTTTCATTCAGTTCAAATGGAGTTGGAAATTTCTATGTCTATGCATATCATAATAGACATCCTCTTCGCTATGATCCTAGTGCAACTACAACCGATAAGAAAGGAAACTGGTATCTCACAGTAAAAAATAATGTTGCATCTGGAGAACCAAACGAGATCTACTCTCAGCTTTCTAACACAAACCTGATTGACTATTCGCAGGATAAGTTAGACAATACAGATAATAGCTACATCAAGCGTATTGAAGACCAGAGAAGAAACTCTGATCGTATCTATCGTGTACGCTATGTAATTCCTAAGGAACTAACTGATGGACAGAATGTAAGAGAACCTCTGTTTGGATTTGTTCTTAAGTTAAGAACTGACGAAACCAGAAAACTATTGCCACAGGATATTGTACTAACTCCACCTCCTAGTGTAACTGCTCCTGCTGAGTTCTATTCTCCTTCGGAAATTACAAAGGCAGTTAGAACAAAACTTGAGAATGATTTTACTTATGATGCATACAGCGTAACGAATAAAAAAATCATTAATACTAAGAGTGGATGTAAATTCACTGTTCAATCTGCAACATATGATGCGACAACCAATAAGATTAAACTGAGAGTTTTTGATCATGCTGTAAACTATGATAGCGCACTAGGAACATTCTTACCAAGTGGAGTTACTTTAACTCAAATTAAACTTTCATCTGTAACTGGAACTTTCCTTCCAACATCAGGAAATACTGTTAGAGATATTAGTTGGAATGGTCCTGCTGGTCAGGGAACTGCGGAACTGCACTCAGTTACAGTTTCAGGGACAAATGTATACCTGCTCGTTAAAAATGTAAATCTAGGATTAATTTCCTACGATGCGTTGAATGCAACTACATTCACTCAATCTACTGGTGGATCTATCACTGCTAGTGGAACTCTAGCAGAAAAGCCTAACGGTGGACGAAGTGATACTAAAGATCCAAACTACATCTATGTGAATGAAGGATCTTCCTTGTACACTTTAACTCCTGGAGATAAAATTGTTGATGACGGAACTAATGGTTATGAATATACTATTGAAAGCGTTGCTGATGCTCCAGACTTTGCAGATACTTTCTATATCTACAAAGTAGAAACGATTAAGAAGAGAATATATCAGCAGCAAGATGGTATTTACTATCTAACACTGCTCAAAGGAAATATTTCGCCAAACTTGAACAGTGCTTCTCAAAATAATTTGACGAAGTTCAATACTTATCAGTTCGGTCAAGATCCAGAAAACCTATATCCAGAACTGTATCTAGACGATCCAGTTTGGTTTAAGAACATCAATCCAAATCTCAAGGATCCACCAGCTTCAATCTCTGTTGCTGATAACTATATTCATGGAAAGGTATCTCTTGATGATCAGAAGAATAGCACGACCAAAGAATCGATGCTAAATCTTCTCGATCAAAACAATATTTACAGAACAAATATTGTATTAGAAGCACAAGAAGGAAGAGCAACAAGCAGTAGAGAAGATCGTCTAATTCCTATCGAAGGAACTAACGGTATTGCTGCAAATTCAAAAGTATACTGCGAATTGCGTAGACCTTCTGTTGCTAGATCTGGTAACCATACATTTGAATATACTGGATTTGGTCCTGGTAACTACTCAACTGCATTCCCATCGAGACAGGAAAATGTTCTTGAAGATAGTCAAGTAATTTTCTCCCAGTCGAAGAAACAGAATGCTGGTGTTGTATTCTATTCTGGTCTAAACTCAAATGGAGATCTATTTGTAGGTAATCAGAGAATTAATGCTATCACTGGTGAGACTACAAAGGTTAGCGACAGCGTACTTAAGATTTCTGGTAGTAAGGATGAAAGTGGAGCGGTAACAACTACGTTTACACAACCAGTTTCGTTCCGTGATAATGCTAGCATCACTCTTGATAATAGCAACTCCACAAACTTTATTCTATCACCAATCGAAATCAACGTATCGCCAGCAAGAGCATCTAAGAACCAAAACGCTGCAGTTCTATTCAAGTCCAACAGATATACCTCAACTGGCGATCAATCTCTTGAGGGAACCAACTTAACAATTAATGAAAACCAGCCAAACACTATTAAGGCTGCTGTCTATAAATTCAACAGCAGAGGTGGATCTGTAAACTATGAAATGAAGGTTCATACAGAATCTTTAGCACCAACAGTTGCAGGAACTCCATATAAAGAAACAGGCACGATGATCTATCGTGCAAATACTGTTGCTGCTCAGTCTTCTGCTACAGATAACACTAGTTTAGGTTGGATCTATACTGGTTCTACATTTGGTTGGAAGGAGTTTGGATTAATTGGTGCTGAAGCTATCACTACATACACAACAGGACCAACAAACACAACTCCAGTTGAAGGTGGATTGTTTGGTACAGACTTTAGAGTAGGTATTAACCTAAGAAATACAAGATCTGGAACAAGACAACCACAATCAACTCTAGACGTAGAAGGTGAAGCAAGGATTTCCAAAAACCTACTTGTCGGAGGAATTAATACTTCTGCTACAAGTAATGCTGCATTAAGAATGAACAGCACCTCAAAGAGAGGTGGTATTAACATCACTGATTCAGAGTTATCTGATACAGATATTGGAGCAAACCCTGGATTTATTATTAAGGGAAATGCTAAAGTTAAGGTTGACGCTAGTGGAACTGGTAATCTAACCATTGATGGAGAGCAAGTTATTAATGGTGGTAAACTAACCATTAACAATAACGAAACTTCAAAAACTAAGAAGTTTGAAATTGTTGCAGATCAACCATCTGACGTAAACAATACGATTACTTTTGAAGGTCAGAATTTAAGAATTGGTGCAACTACTAGCACAAGATTAGTTATCAATAGCGATAGATCATTCAAGATTGGTGATCCAAATGCTGGTATTCAGTCTGATGCGAATTCATTCACTTCGATTGGATTATCTGCAGTTGATACCAACTATAAACTAAGTGTTGGCGGTGCTCTACGCTTGGTTGATGGAACAACCGAATTGATGACAGTTACCACTGCTGGTGCTGCAACTATCAGAGGATCACTAAACGTTACCACTCCTGGTTCTACACCAACTTCTCTATTCAACGTTGCTCCATCGACAGGAAACACAACAATTCTAGGAACACTAGAAGTTAGAAGAACCATCACTCTTACTGGTTCTACCACACCTAATACTGATCTATTTGTTATCAACGATGGTGCAGCAACTCCTGCAATTAAGTTCCAAGTTGATAGCGCAAATGGAAATACAGTTGTCAATGGCGGAAATCTTAATATTTACGCTAGTGACGGTACAACTTCAAGACTATCTCTCACGAATAGCACTGGAAACTTCTTTGTTTCTGGTACGATTACTGCAACAGGTTCCACGCTACAACTTGGAACTAGTGGAGATTTAAATCTTGAAGTCGATCCTAACGGAAATGTTATTACTAAGGGAACGTTACTCGTTAAGGGCGGCGAACTTGAGGTAAGATCTGGTGCAAATACTAGATTTAAAGTCAATAGTGATGGATCAATTAGACTTAACACTATTTCTAATTACTTCACTGCTACTGGCGGAAGACCTTGGACTGTTCTAGAATCTGTATCATTCAGTGGATCTGGTAGTTCGTATAATGCTGCGGCAAATATCAACTACGCAACTAACTTTACTTCGGGAACAAAACAAATTAACTTACCACTTGCAAGTCATGGTGATATGATTAGAATTCTAGATATTGGAGGATCTCTATCTCCAACAGTTCAACTAAAAGTACAACCTCAAGCAGGAGCAAATATTCAAGGAGCTGCGGGTCCAATGGTTATCCAAACTCCAAACGCATCCTTCGGACTTGTATATATAGTTCCAGCATCAGGAACTCCAAGTTGGTGGTTAACGGAGGTATAATAGATGGCATATACTGGACCATCGCAAACCAGGGTAAATTTACATCCTGCGTTTTTAAAAATTAGATATCAACTTCCGAATTATTTTTACAACAGAATTTTATTCATTGGGGACGGTATTTTATATCGTCCTTATGGAGGATTTTTCTCATATAACTTTGTTAACTGGAATTTTAATGCACATGCCAATTCATTTTTGGTTGGTGCTGGTGTATCTGCAAACTATTTGCTGAATATTAAAGATACTAGCACAAGTATAATTCCTGGTAGTAATCCTCAAACAACCTTTCAGAATGCTGCACTTGATGCTGCATCAAGAATAGGTGTTGATATTGAAGTACCATCTTTATCAACTACTCTCACTGGATATACTACAAGAACTTTCCAGGTTGCAACTAATAGTGGTTACATTGATCCTAATCAACCAGTAGATCCTAACGTTACTAATACACTGAGTAACCATCCATTCGGTAGTGGATTTGCTCACATGTGTGATTATGTTGCTCTCGTTCCTCCATCGACAGCAACTACTTATAGTTTTTCAAATGATGTTACAATCTTCAAAGCTCCTAGAGTTTTTGGACAGTACACAGGTGTAGGATATAGTCCAGTTTCTACGCTACTATCTACACCAACTAATCAACTTACTGGTACTGTTACTACATCTAATCCAGCAGCAAAAACCTTGACTACTGGAATATTCTTGCATAGAAATGATAGACTACTTCCATTTGCTACAGGTAGCTACAAAGTTAAGAATTTAAATAATGCTGGTGTATATTCCACTGGTGATTCATATAACATCAATACTACATCTAATGGATGGCAGTTATATTCCTTCCGAGATGTTCGTGGAGCTGTAATTGACGATGGATCTGTAGATGATTTTGGATCTGTTGTACAGTTACCATCTTCCATTAACATTAATAAAACTGTATATGCTGCTGGTGGTAAATCCGTAGCAAATGTTCTGGTATCAAATGCTGGACTAGGATATACTACAACTCCTGCAGTTACTGTAAGTGCCCCACAAGTTTCTGGTGGATTGACTGCACAAGTCACTGCAATTATTGACCCAGAAAGTCAAACTGTTATTGGATTTTCTGTCAATAATCCTGGTAGTGGTTACACTAGTGCTCCAACAATAACTATCGCTCCTCCAAATAATACTGGAACTACAGCAACTGCAACTGCTACTTTAACGGGTGGAAGTCTGGTATTTACTGGAAACACTGATGGATTATTCACAGGTCTTGAAGTCTCTGGAACTAATATTCCATCAGCAACCACACTTGTAGGTATTTCTACGTTTGCAAATGCAAATCTTGATTTTACTGGCAGTCCACAAGATTATTTCACTCTGGAATTGGATAAAGTTATCACTGGTTCTCTCAGTGCTGCTAGCATATCATTCACAAAAACAATTTCGTTCTCTGAAAAAGATACATTTGGATTGTCTCATGTCCAAATTTATTCGGATCGAAATACATTAAACAGAGTATTTACTGGAAACCAAATGAAGGGTAATATCCTTCATGGAATTGGAAGAGATAATCTTTCAATTCAGGAATATTCTCAGATTACTCAATCTGCATTTAATTCTTACTTTGAAGTTTTTGGTTGGAATACAGTATTCATTTGTTTGGGTGCTCAGGATGTCATCAATGGAAGATCTAAAGCACAAATTAAAACAAATTTAGAAACTTTAGTTAATAAAATTGCTTCTGCTTGGAATACAACTTTCCAGACAGTAACTTCAGAAGGAACTGTTCTTGCTCCAAGTGCAGATTTTCTGAAAATTGTATTGGTTTCTCCATATCAAATTAGAGATCCTAATCCAGTTATCAATAATTTCCCTGCAGTTAATGAAACAAAGATTGGAAGTGGAACTGCTGGATCTACTGCAATTACTGTAAATAACACCACGAACTTAACTCAGGGAATGAGTGTTAGTGGAAATGGAGTAGCAAATGGAACTGTAGTCAACAGTATTTCTGGAAACACAGTAAATATCAGTCAACCATTAACTGCTAATATTTCTACAACGGAAACTAAAAATGCCACAGGAATTCTACTTACTAATACCATTGAAGTTAACAACACGAATGGATTGAGTAATGGAATGTCGGTGGTAACACAGTCTGGAACTGGCATTCAACCAAATACTACAATCACGAGTATTTCTGGTAATATTGTAACATTGTCACAGCCATTAACGGCAGATTTGACAAACGAGGCAACTGATTTTACTAGACAAAACGCTGATATTACATTCCAGGCGAGTGCATATTCAACTACGACATATGCATACGATGCTGCTAATATGGATCAAGTAGCTGCAGCAATGAAAGAAGTTGCAGATGCACGTTGGGCAGCTGGATATAAGGATACAGGATTTTTAAATCTCACAAAACTAGTACATGATAATGTAGGTGATGTTGTTACATTACAGAATAGTTTAGTCACAACAGATAAGTATCATCCTCTTCCAAGTCTAGGGTCAACAATTTCTACATTGATTTGGAATGAATTGAGAGCGTCTGAAGCAGATGCTCCTACATTTACACTACAAACTCCTCCAAATCAAAGTGGATTGCTGGGATCTGAACTATTCTTCCCACTTGGAGTTACTACAACTGTACCATCTGCAGATATTCGCTACAGATGGCAATATTTTGAAGGATTTTCTCCTCCAACCGAAGAACAATGGGGAGAAACTTTAGAACTTGATTGGCAATTACTTCAAGTAAATAATCCAGATGGAACTACGTCTATAGTTAAAACAGGAACTACAAATACATTAAGACTTAACAGTGCTGTATTCCCTGCGAATGTAACGAGTGTAAATTATTACTTTAGATGTATTGTTACCGATGCGAAAGAAAACGCAAAACCAGCAATTTCTGGTACAATTTCGGGAACTATTAGTGCTAATGCTCTAACTATTACTCAAGAACCTCAGGCAGCTAACGTATTCTCTGGAACTAATGCTACATTTACAATTGCTGCTACTTCTCCAGTAACAATTAACTATTCTTGGGAAGTATCAATTGATGGTGGTACAAATTGGTCTACTATTACTAATGATAGTACATATTCTGGACAGGGAACCACTACATTAACTGTATCTAGTGTAACAACACAATTCTCTGGTTATAACTACCGTTGCGTTCTTACTGCATCTGGTGCTCCAGTAACTATTTCACAAGTTGCTCAACTTGCTGTCAATGCTTCTACAATTAGCATAACTCAGAACGTAACTAGCCCAGTTGTTACAGTAGGAGAAAGCACGACTATTGATGTTATTGCAATTGCATCAAATGGTGCTACTATACAGTATCAGTGGCAAGTTGATCAGAATGATGGTAATGGTTTCCAAGATTTAGTTGGATCTACCAATGCTGGTCTCACTTTAACAAACATTACGGCAGCACAAAATAACTTTAAATATAGAGTTAGATTATCTGCAGCGGGAATTTCACCGATTAACAGTCAGATTGCAATTCTTACTGTTAATGCTCCGCAAATTTTCATCAGTGATATTACTACATCACCTCAATCGTTTACAATTTCTACCAATAACACATTAAGTGTTATTGCAAGTGTTACTGGTCCTGGGGCAGTTGCTTATCAATGGAGAAAGACATATGATGTAGCAGCTTCGACAAACAACAGTAGTTCATCCTGGCAAAATATTGCAAACTCTACTGCTTCTGGTATTGTTGCAACCATTTACCAAACATCTTTCGCGGGATCACCTGCAGATAGATCAAACGGATGGAATGGACCCAATCCTCCCGCTGGAGAAAAGCATCTCTATCAGTTTAGAATTAAAGCTTTTACAAATAATGGAACTGTAACTGGTTATTACTATGGATACTTTGGCAGTGGAACAAAGTTAACGCCAACCATACCAACAGGATTAACTACAGATACTGCTGGACTGGGAAGAACTATTACCGTAAGTAGTCCATATTGGTCTTTTGGTGGTGATATTCCATCGCAATATGGATCTACATCTGCTTCTCCAGGTGATAGTCCTACGATTAGTTGGACACTATCAGGATTTTCTGCATCTAGTGTTACTAAGTTTGAGATTTTAGTGGAAGACTTGGATGCATCTGCACCAGTTTCTCCTACAAATCCAAACGGAAGATTTATTCACTGGTATGTGACGAATATTGATCCTGCAATTACTACGATTGCTCAGAATGGTTCTTGGACTGTTTCTGGCGGTGGTACAGGAGCTCAATCTCCAACACTAACATTGAATGGAGTTACTGCTACTGGTCCATTAACAGGTGATGATGCATACTATCAAGTTGTTCTTACATCTCCAGGTGCAGCAACAGTTTACTCTCCTGTTGTAAGAGTTAATATTCTCATCTATCCAGTTCCAGTAATAACAATATCTGGACAACCAACAAATACCGCAGTCGTTGTTGGGCAGTCTGGTAGTTTTAGTGTTAGCGCATCTGCGACAAATGCTGAGGATTTACAATTCTCGTGGCAAAAGAGTACAATTGCCGCAACATCCAGTTGGTCTCCAACCAGTCCATTAGCAGATGGACTATTTACAGATATCGGAAATTCTGCGACATTTACGAGCGGAGCACTTACAAATTCTCTATCATTCACTGCTCAGTCTGGATGGAACAACTATGTCTATAGATGTAAAGTCACTGCAGTATATGGAAACGGGTCATTAACTGTAGTAAGTTATAGCAATCAAGCAAAACTTACTGTAAATCCTATTTCAATTTCATTTACAACTCTACCAGTAAGTGCAGCAAAAACAGTTGCTGAAGTAACCAGTGCAAATCCTTTAGTATTTGAATCAACAGCAGTTGCAAATAATGGTGCTACGGTTAGTTATCAGTGGCAAGAATCAACTGGAGGAACAGCAGATAGTGACTTCTTCAATATTAGTGGTGCAACATCTCAGAATTTATCATTGTCTAGCATCATTGCTACACAAAATAATTACAAGTACCGAGTAAGAGTAAGCACTCCTAATTATCCTAGTGGAACTGTAACTACCACTTCAGATCCTCCAGCAACTTTATCGATTTTACCTCCAGGAACAGTATTTACATCTTCTCCAAAATATTACCATAGCGTGAATGGATTGAATAATTTGGATGTTGGAACAATTGTTGTCTGGGGAGAAGATACTCCTCCTGAAGGATGGCTCTTGTGTAATGGATCTACATATGCAGCATCTACATATCCAAGATTAGCACAAGTATTGCTCAACACTCACGGTGGAACTGTAACATCTTCTGATACATTCCCATACGAAAGTAGCAGTAAAACTTTTGGAGTTCCTGATCTGAGAGCGAAGTATTTGAATGCTCCTGGTGGTGCTGTTACATCGTCTCCATCTACATATGATACTGCTATCACTGCAAATTGTGATGCAACTTGGACCCATACAGGAGTTACAAATATTTCGGGAACACGTTCTGGTGGAACAGTAACAAGAACTAGTCCATCAGTAACCGTAAATATTATTGGTAGAGCTTTTGGGCAGGATGAATTTATTGCTCACTCTCACAGTGTGCAAAATGCTGCACAGTATTATGCAAACAATTCTAATTCTGTAACATGTAGAGGTGGAAATTGTACTGCAAATGGATGTAGATCAAACTGCCAAAACTGTAATGGAATTAGTGGTTGTTGCGAGGGAGTTGCTGGTGCAATTAGAGGTTATTTCATGAGTGGATCACAAAGTTCTCCGATCGATAACGGACAACCACATAATCATGGAGGATCATTCACAAGAACAGTTTCACTTACTGGAGTTACTATGACAGCTCCAGGAACTACTACTTCAATTTCATCTACTGGTGTTTCAATTGCAACAAGTACAATTAATGATGTTGCAACTATGACTGTAGATCCATTGACTGCATATATTACTCTTCATTATATTATCAAAGCACAATAGGAGTAAGACAATGGCTTTTGCAGACAGAACTGTAAACTACGGATTTGAAAAAGGCAGAGTTGGTAGTGCAACGGGCACGATTATTGCATTTCCTAAAATTATCGACAGCAGTAATTATCTGGAAAATCTTCCAGCTGGATATTTGGTGTGTGATGGATCTATATTAAGTGCAACACAATATCCTGCTCTAGCAGAAGTTATCGGAATTGGAAGTAATTGCATCTATAAATTGTCTTCTGCAACTTTAACTAGCACTCAAATACAATTACCTAATTTGAGATCTAGATTTGTGTTGTCTCCTGGAACAGCTGGAGGAAGAACCTTTAGTTTATATGAAAGAACTGATAACAGATACGCCAGAAGAACTACAGATATTCCTAGTTCTAATATTACAACTTCATTGACTGGAAATTTATCAATTCCTGGAGGAAATTATACAGTAAGCGGTAGTGCTACAACGAGTAATTACACAACGAGTAATTACAGTATTACTATGGCGGACTTCAGAAGTCACACTCATAGATTAAACTGGTTGTATGCTACAGAATTTACAAGTGGTGATGGATCTCCAGCTACTCAAGCTGATGGTAATACCACAGCAAGAACTAAAACAAGTGTGGAAAATATTTCTGTAGGAGCTGCTGGAAATCCAAATATAACAAGTTTTTCTCACAGTCATAATATTTCGTGCTCTGCATCACACAATATTGCTGCTAGTGTTGCTGCTGAAACTTACTCTGCTGCTGGAGTTAATTTGACAAAGGCATTTACTACAACAGCAATTTCTACGATGACAGAATTTCCAACTGCGACAATACAACCATATGCAGTTGTACTTTATTTGATTAAATACTAATATAGGTACTCAGACATGTCAGTATTCTACAACACATACAAACAAAGAAATGGCACAGCAATTGGTACTGTGCTAGCATTGACATGGAGAGCAGGAAGTGGAAATTCTGCATCAAATTATCAAATACCTCACGGATATTTGGCATGTGATGGAAGTTCAGTGAGTGCTGCTCAATATCCAGCCTTATTTGATATTATTGGTAATGACTATGGAGGAAGTGCGTCATATAATACTTCAACTAAAACATATTCTGGAAATTTTAATTTACCAGATTACAGAGGAAGAAAACTAATTGGTCACGGTCCAATACAAGATCAAGGATCTACTAGTTCTACTAGCAATGCAGTACACTCTGCAGCTAATATAACCTCCGCAAACTATCATGGAGGAGCGACAAACATTACCAGTTCTTCAATTTCTGGTGCGTTTTCTCTTGCTTCTACAACTACTGCATCTGGTCATACAGGAATAAGTGTACAACAAAATACTACAGTATCTGGGAATATTGGATTTACTGCAAGTGAACCTAGTTCATATTCTCATGGACTAATTTATCATAACCATCCAGAAAATGCTGGAGCTGGTGGATATAAATGGATGAAAGTTGAAAATAAAACCGTTAACTGTTCTAGAGGTGGTGGTGGACCTAGCTTTCATGAAGCAAATGTTGACAATGTAGGTACTCCTGATTATAGTAGAACTTTTGATACCGCAAACTCTGATGAACAAACATCAGGTGGAACTGAATTTACAATGGCATCTGGAAATAGAGCTCATAGTCATTGGTTGAGTGTTAATGATAGTGGAGCTGCTAGAGGAAGTAGAACTAGTGATGTTAAAGGAAATACAGTGATTGAAGGAAATTCGTCTGCATGGGGATCAAACGTTTCTCAAAACTGGTCTGCTACTGATTATATTTCAGTCAACGCTCTGACTACAACAATAAATAGTTGGACACCCCAAAATCATGTGTCTGCATCTATCAATACATCAGATACAGTTAATCTGGTAACACCATATGTAAACTCACTTTGGGTAATTAAAGCATATTAAGCTTGAGAATTTTATGGAAACTAATGCAATACCTATTCGTCCACTAGAATTGATGGACGGTAAATTTGAGGATTTTATTGGAACTTGGGAAAAATTCGTTCCTCCTAGTGTATGTAATCGAGTAATTAATATTCACCAAGAATATGAAAAAAATGATGGAGGATATAGTGGCAATTTTCAGTTCCCTAATGGAAAACTTGGAAGATCTGATTATTCAATAAATTTACAAGAAATTGATAATGATCTGACCAGGGAAATAAATCAATATTTAACTGCATGTGTTCAAGATTATTGTGATGAATATCATATAATCAAAGATCAACCATTGGTTTCATATACAGTTAAAGTACAAAAAACCGATCCTGGCGGCGGATATCATGTTTGGCACGGAGAAAATAATTCTTTTCAGCACTGCACCAGATGCTTAGCTTGGATTATTTACTTGAATGACATAGAAGATGGTGGAGAGACGGAATTTTTATATCAGCACAAAAGAGTTGTTCCTACAACTGGAACTGTAGTTATTTGGCCTGCTGCATTTACTCATGCTCACAGAGGAAATCCACCGTTGAAAGAAACTAAATACATCATAACAGGTTGGTAT